AGACCTCCGCCTTCACCCCCACTGAATCCACCCCCACCTCCGAAGTCCATTCCTCCACCTTCATCACCACCACCCTCTTCAGTACCTGTTTCTTTTTGTTCACCACCACTAATTTCACCATAGAGACTATCAACACGATTAAAGAATCCAGTCTTTTTAATTATTGATGCCGTATTTTCTAATTCAGCAGATGCTGCTCGTTCCATTCTTTGTTGTTCAAGGTCAGTTTTAATATCCTCATCAGTCCAATTAAAAATGTTTTTCTTAGCCCATGTATGTGATGAAGCCGCAATACCACCGTCAACTTGGGCTACTAAATCTTTATATAGTAAAACCTTTTCTTTCCACTGTTCTACTTTTAACATCTCACCTTGAGTAGATGGGTTTGTTAAATTTAATGTGAAATTATTTAAATCATCGGTAAAGCCTAAAATATATAAGTGAATAATGGCTAACTTATTCAATTCTTGAATCATTGATTGTTGGATACGGTTAATAGTTCTAGCAAAACGTATATCCAATAAAGCTAAATTTTTTCCATCACCAGCTGCTTCATCAAAACCTAAAAAAGGTTTAGGTACTCTAAGAGCTGTTAATAGTTTTTTCTGAATATATTCAATATCAGCAATTTGGTCTAAGTTACTAGCACCAGCCAATGTTTCAATTGGGCTCGGTGCGTTAGGATCTCTAACAGGGACAAAGTAGTCTTGGTCAACAGCTAATGTATTATAACGTAAATCAACCTGACCTGTTTTTTGATCAACAACCTGATTCCTTTTAAATTTGTTAGCAACTTTTTGTACATAAGCATCAACATCTTTATCGTCAATATTACCTACATAAACCTTAAATACACGTCTTTCTGGTGCTCTTACTACACGATAAACTAACATTGCATCTTCAGAGAGAAGGAGTTGTTTCCAAATTCTTCTTGCCTTTTCTAAAACAGAAGTACCATAAGGTAGTCTTCTATCATCACCTAATAATCTAAAATGAGCAACCTCCCATGGGTTAAAATCCATGTTTTTATCACGCCAATGAAATGTTACTTGTTTTTTCTTAGTTGTAGCCCCATCACTTTCTTTTGTTTGTTGTGGAAATAAACCCTCTTCTTTACGTTCCATCTCAATATTAGTTAATTGAGAAGAACCAATAATACCTCTAGTGTGATCAATTTTTAAGAACACAAAATTATCACCATATTTACACGTATTACGTGTCCACATAGGTAAATTAGTTTGAATATCTATAATATTATAAAATAAATCTTCTAATACATTTTTAACTCTTTTAGAATTTGACTGTATAGTTAATACTTTCCCTTGTTCACTAGGTGTACAAGATTCTTCAGACATAATATCTAAAGCTGCAGCTATTTCTGGTGTAAATTCCATTGCTTCATAATCCATATAAGAAGCAATTCTTGATGTTTCGTAATAAACAGCCTTTTGATATAGTTCACTATCAACCCTGGCCCATTGAGCTTCAAGATAATTTTGTTGTTGTCCCTCTAATTTTTCTTTTTCATATTGTTGTTTAGAGTTGGTGGTAATTACATCACCATCACCTAAAGTGTATTTAGGGGTTGCTCTTTGTACTGGTTTGTTTTGTCCAAACAAGTAAAAAAGTTTTTGATATACTGTTAAATCCTTATTATTATCTGCCATTAATTTTTATTTCAAAACTTGTTATTTACACATAAATATTCAAAATTAAAGGTAAGCTAACAAAGTTAAATGTGAATGTTATACTACATAGTCGCAGTCGACATAAGCTAAATGATCACCATTAGCTAAAATATTATAAACATAAGTTGTAATATTATCTATGTACCCATTACAACCTATTAATCCTTTTTGAATTTCGTTTTTTTTTTGAAACGGTGTTGGGCTCCATTTATAATTCATTGGACCCGCACCTCTTCTAACGTTTTTCGAATTAGGAAATGGTTTATTTTGTGATATGTTTATATTTTTTGCCATATTATCTTCTTCTTACTATTTTTTTATTTTTTTCTTTATCTTTAAACCCGTTTAATCCCATAAAAACCCAGTTATACTCGGATGTGGCCGTTTGGATATGTCTACTAAGTTCACCACTATTCATAAGACCGTTATATTCAGTTGCATTCAACTGACCAATTGATTCATTTGTGGTTGTTGATACCACCCATGAATCTAACATTGCTTTAGTTTGACCCTTACTTTTTTCTAAATCTTTAAAAGATGTTTGACCAACAAAACAACACATAGCTATACCCATTAAAAGGTCGTCATGATATCCTTTCATATGATCTGGTCTTCCGTTTTTAAATACAAAAGTATCCATTTCAGCTAGTGCCCTAACAGACCTAACTTTAAATGAATCTAAACGAACAGCTTCTTCTAATTTGGTTATAATTGTGTTTCTATTTTTTTGAAAGTTAAGACCAGGTAATTTACCATCATTCATATGTTTTTCTAATGCTTTATTATTGGTTACTGAATCAATACCTATAACAACGTCATAATACATTCTTTTCGATGAGTAACCAAGTTCAATCATTTTTAGTACTGATGAAATACCGTAACCACCTGTTATATCAACAACCGCAAAGGCCTCATACCTATTACCAAATTCTGTTGCTATCTCACCTAATATATCTGGTGCCACTTTACCGTGATATTCTGCTACCTGGTTTCCTGTTGTGAAATCCATGATACATACTGTACCAAAGTCATCAGCCGAACCTGAAGCCGCATCAACTGCCATAATATATTCATGTCCAATGATTGGATCTTCCCAAATCCACATACCGTTATCTAACCATTCTGTTCTAATAGGTTCCCTAACATTATTTTTTCTGTGGTATTCGATATATTTGTGATTAATAACATTATCACCAGAACCATTAAAAGCACATAATAATTCTTGTGCAATCATTCTAGCGTTGTTATTTAACTGACCACACATCATTTCAAACCAAGGGGATGTTGGTATCCAACCCTCACCTTCTAGTCGTCCAAACTGACTGAAATCCATTTCAACCATTTCATCAATGACCTCATCATTTTCATTCTTTTTTTGCCATTTCATATCCTTGTTGTAACGAGGATCTTGAAACCATCTCATCTCAACAATATTAAATGGGTTATTAGTTTTTTCTTTTGTTGTGGCCGCCATATACGTTTTATAGTATAAAGGATCCATACCATTAGGTGTACTAATTAAAATTGCTCTACCACCTGTAGATAACGCTGGTTGAGCTGCGGAGTAAACTTCTTCACCCCCTTCAATGTACGCTGCCTCATCCATCACAAGGAGTGTCGGTGTGTAACCACGTAAAGCATCCATTGATGTTGCCACTGCTTTTACCTCAGAACCATTTTTTAACCTATAATGTTTTTGTGAGTTTTTTTCTGCATCAAACCAAGAGGAATCATTCCCTGTTGACCATACATTCATCCAATCAGGAAGTTGAGCGGTAAAATCTTTAACTTTTTTAAGGAATTCAATTGCTGTCTCTTGTTTGTTTGCTAAAATAAGTACCCTTTGTGGATTATTTGGGTCAGCTAAAGCTGTCATAACGGCGATATAAGCGGCAGTAGTAGTTGATACACCCGCTTGACGAGGTTTCATCACTATATTAAAACGATTGTCTTTATATGCCTTAATTAATTCTTTTTGTTTAGGGAATAGTTTGAAATTAACAAAACTCTTTTGAGTTTGGTCAAATGTTGTAAGATAACCCTCAATCGCGTGAGCGGGATCTTTAATACATTTACCTATCTCTAGAAGTTTTTGACCCTTATTTTGTGGAATTGTCGACATAAAAATGATGTTCCTTTATTATATAAATATTGAGGAACATCATTTAATTACTATCAGCAATAAAAAACCCATCTGGAGCGAACAGATGGGTTTAATTGAGGGCTTTCACCCCACATAACTACCGCGGTCCTAAATCGTGGTAATATTTTTAGTACTTTCTATTTAAAATATCGGTTAAACCTTTAACGGAATCAAAATCACCGGCATCAAGAGCTTGGTCGATAGCATCTTCCAATTCACTTTTAGTCCAGTTTTCTGGATCTATTTCATCCTCACCTTCGTCCTCATCTTCTGGTTCATTTTTATCACCTAAAAGTTTTTTTAATAATTCATCCTCACCTTCATCTTCACCTTCTGGTGTTTCACCTTCTGGTGTTTCACCACCATTTGGATCACTATATTGATTTAAAGCATCATCAACATCATATTCATTTTGTTCTTTACGAACATCATCAGCCAACTCTTTAATAACGTTTCTAGCCTCTTCAGAATCATTTAATAAACCCTGTACTATATTATTAAATTCAGCTGGTGGTAATGTTGATAATCTATTAAAAATGTGACTTTTATAAGGTAAATCATCCGTATTTAAAGCCTCCATGAATTTTTCCCAAATCTTTGGCCCTAATCTAATATCCCAAGGTTCTGACTCAAGGTTATCTGTTTTATCTAAAACATAGTCCCTAGTTTCTTTATCAGCGTCAAGACCATGTAATGACATTAATTCTAACACACCTTTAGTAAGTTCATGTAATAAGAAGGGAAAAGTCATACCTTGTGCAATAATTTTAGGTTTTGGACCTGAAAGATCTACTCTCACTTGACCTGCGTGAGTACCATGTTCACTTTCTTGTGAGATTCTATCATCATTCATAGCCCAATACATAAAGTCGTTACCGGCCATAATTTTACTGTAATTATTTGCTAAATTTGGATCTATTCTATTTAATTCTTCTTGTGCTAAATGATACATATACTGCCCTTTACGAGCGGCACCATGCATCATAGCGTTCATTAATCTACGTTTTGTAACGTTAGGTTTAAGTTCTTCTTCAGATTTTCCTTGGGGTGGTCTTTTATTACCCTTCTTCATTTTTAAACCTGTTTTATGTATAGGATTTTGACCCATAATTCTAACTTCAAAGTCTACAGCATCTTCTGGGATGTCATATTCTGAGCGAACCAATTCAACAGCTAATCTCTCAAGTTCAGTTCTGTGTCTATCCTCTATAGGTAAAACATTTGTTAATCCTTGAAATAGTGTTCTTTGTGCTGAGTCGAGATTTACCTGACCACGTCCACCCATTTTAGCTTGAAGGTTTGTCTTAACATCGTTGATGATGTTATCAGCCATCCTTTTTACTGTTTCTGGGTCTAAATGTTTTGCATAATCATTTTCACCACTTTCAATCTTATTTTTTAAATCGTCATCCATATCTTCTTTTAATAAACGGTTAGAAATACTTTCAATTAATTCTCTTTTTTTCATTCTCGCAGGTTCTGAGGATTCTAATACCCTAAGAATCTGTTCTTTTGTTATAGTAGATTTTGTATTTTTTAAATCACCTAATCTTCTAGTAACGTCATCAATTTGTTGGTCAACCTTTTTCATTTCTTCTCTGTTGTATCTAACCTCTTCGGTATTTTTTTGAGAAGCATTGGTATTCATTTGTTGGTCGTAACTTTTTGCCCTATCATTTACACCTGAAGGTAATGACGCTAATTTCTTAGCGTTATTGGCCATGGATTGTGATTTGGTAACACCATTTTGAAATCCTTCTTTTTTTCTAGTTAATGTTTGTAATTCAAGTTCTAACTGTTTTTGTTGATTTTCTGGTGATACATTAGTAACACCATCCTCGTTTACAAATTTACTAATTTTTTTATTAGCCATTTTAATTTTTCACTTTAGTTTCATTATAATTTAGGACTAAATCCATCGAATATAATTTATTTTCTATAGATTCTTTTGATTCGCCGAATTTAAAAACAATCCTTTCTTCTGGGTAATCTTCATCACTATCTTCTAATATTTCCCAACCTAAAGCTATAATACCTTCAACAGCATTATAAATTTGAAAGACCCCAGAATTTTGAACTAACTCTAAATCTAATTCTTCAGTCTTTAAGTTACCTACAAGTTTAATGTAATTAGGTTCAGGAGTCAAATCATTCTTGTCTGTAACGACAGAAGATTCATACCAACTTTCATCCCAATCCCAATCGGTTCTATCTGAAAAGAGGAACTCAAAAATGTGT